AAAGTAGTAACGGCCATGGTGGGCCTCCTTTAGGGTAGATTAGGGGTTAGTTGGTTCAACGGTAGAGAACTCCCACACACGCGAATCAGCAGTCTTCCCTTGGCCTTGCCAGTAGGGAGTAGTGTTGAGCTGTGGTACGGGGGTATTCAGAGAGGAAGCCCACCTGTCACGAGTGTATCTCGCCACGTTAGATGAGGTGTCTCTGGTTGCTGTAGTGTAAGCCATTATAGCTCTCCTTCAAAAGTAAAAAAGGCCCACCCCATCAAACCCACGGGTTCAGCCGAGGGGAAGAGGGAAGGGCCCAAGAGGGTTAACCTTAGTTAATTGTTTCTGAGGTACTTAACGGCACTCTCAAGGAGCACTGTGTTGTCCTTAGCGTGTCCTAATAAAAGATTACAGGTGTTGCACAGAAGGCCTCTGACGTGGCCCACAGTGTGACAGTGGTCTACGTACAGCTTCTCCTCGTTAAAGCAGATGGCACATTGGTAGTCCTGTCCAATCAACATGGATTGGTAGGCTTCCTCGGTAAGACCATAGTTCTTCAACCGCTTATAGATTGCGACTTTAGGCTTTCGCTCTATCCAACGCGCTCTATCTTTTACTCTGACACATTCTTTGCAGTGTATTGAAGGAAGTCCTGTAGGACGTGGTGTATATTCCTCAGGACCCTTAACTTCTCCACACGTTTTACATTCTTTCATTTTTATCTCCCAATAGATAAAGAAAAGAGGTACTAACTGATTGGGCAGCTTTCCCTCTTAATTACTTACGCGGCCTAATTCGGCACGGCAATATTTACGCCGTTCTCAGGTCTATAGCACTGAGTCCCGAATAGGCGGTCAGCGGTGTACAAGTAAGACAGGAATTCCTGCATGTACTGAGTTTGTGAACGCACACCGATTTGCTCGGCAGCTACGTAAACATCCTTGTGGGCCAAGAGAGCCCCACGTACATCACCATTGGCGGTGTTGTCAGCAGCAGTTTCGATGACAGGTACGTTAGTAGAGATGTAAATATCTACTCCGTAAATCTCACCAATCTTACCGTTGACTGTGCCTTTGTTGTTGATGAAGTCTGTAGAATTGTACCTTTCAATCCCTCTGATGACGTTAGTCAGACTCGGAGGAATTACAAAGAAACGACCATACATAGGTACATCGTTGTCGTCCAGCACTTGAAGTGCATCACGCATCGTTTGGTCAGTGAAGACAAACGTCTCGTCTACAGTGTCGAGGGTGTAAGGGATAGCTGCGCCAGTTGCGGCATCAGGCATCACTGTTTGGGAGTGAACCCAAGAGGTACCGTCACCGTCACCCAACTTAGTACCGTTGGTGAAGAGGATGGTGTCATATTGACGCGCCAAGGCGTAGCCTGCGTCACTGGTGTAAAAACGTCTGAGTGAAGCCAAGGCCTGAGCCTCAGTGATGTCTTCAATCATACGTGAGTATTCCCAGTGCTGGTCGATGTTGATGATTAGTTCATCTTCAACGTCAGCAATCAAAGACACAGAAGTCTCTGAGACCTTTTGAGAGGCGTTGCCCCTGATGGGACTAGGGACGTGAATTACGTCTCCCTTTTTGCCTTTCATGCTCATTTTCTTAACGAGCGGTGCGAGTACGAGGTTCTTCTCGTATTCTGCAATTACTTCATCCGACCAAATCTGGGGGATAAAGGTTGCAGCTGTTCCGGTATTACCACCGGGACCTGGAATTGACGTTACCTGTGGGGAAGCGTCATAAGGGTTAGTGCCAGCCATAATATTTCTCCTAAGCTGTTAGGTGTTAACGGACCCTCCCTTCGGCGTAAGCCAGCATGATTTCATCGTTCAATGCTTCGTATCGGTCAGGGTCAGTTTTCATGAGTTTAATTATGTCAGCCCTGCGATAGATTCTTTTGGAACCTGAGTTCCCCGTGCCTGCGGCACTCCCTGTAGAGGCATTGCGTACTGCCTCCTGACGTACTGAGGTTTCAGTCTGGACAGCCTGCTGTGCGACTTTAGTTCTTTCTCTGAAATTACCGATAAGTTCATCGGCGGCATCAAAGTCAAACTCTTTGTCTGCACGGTTGAATAGCTCTGCCCGTATTGGGGAAGCCTTTATCCACTCTGCGAAGGCTGGTGTGTTTAGCACTTCCTTCATGTCGGGGTACTTGGCTTGGAGATTGGTCAAGGAGGTAGTCCTTCTCATCTCCAGAGCTGACTGTCGAGCCTTCACCACATCAGGGTGATTCTCAATCGCTTTGCTAACTGCTGCCTCGGGGTCCTCAAAGAAGTCTACTTTGGTTTCCTCGGGTGTGGCAGCTGGTGTCTGAGTATTATTGGCTAGTTGAGTCTGAATGTAACCATCAACTATCTTACGAAGGTCACCCACTTCGCTCCCCTGTGTACCAATTAGCTTTTCGGCTTCTTGGTGCATGGAGATAACCTCTTTGATGCTTTTCCCCTTATACTTATCTGGGGTTTCATCACTTTGTGGAGGCTGGTCAACTGGAGGGACTGCTAGAGTGTCTGGGGGAGACAAGTCTTTCAGGAGGTCTTCCTGTGAGAGTGTCTCTTGGTCCTCAGGTAAAGCATCGGTCTCCGTTGGGGGTGCTACGTTGTCTTCAATAATCTCTGCTGGCATAATTAAATTCCTCGTCACTTAAGTGATTGTGGGGATTAAGCCTCTGCGGCTTTCTTTTCTAGGGCCATTTTCTGTTTCCGTTTCTTTTCCCATCTACCGTACTCTGTGGGGAAACCTGCTGGGTCGTTGCCTGGCAGTTGGAAATTAGGAATGGACCTAACTTTTGTAGCTTGGTGCTTACAGTCTATGCACTGGACTGTGTGAACCAAGTTATCTACAAGGTGTTCGTGTGTGTGCCCCCTAGGGCACTGGAAGTCATTAAGAACTCTCAAGGTAGTCTTCTTCTTCTTCTTCTTGTGACTCTTCTGAGCGTCTAATGACATCTTCGAAATTCAAGATGCCGCCAATTGTGTTGAGTTGTCCCTTCGCATAGTGGAGGGCTTCCAACGTGGTCATGTCTTGAATGTCGCTAATCATATCTGCTTGTTCTTTGAGTTCCGCAAGGAGGATTGTCCACCCTTGTGTACGAAACATCATCTTCATGTGACCAAAGTAATCTTCGTCACTTAGTTTGTCTAGGTCCATAGTCCCTCCTTGCCAAAGGTCATAATGGTATACATTGTGTGATAGTTCGCCTGCTAGGCCTTGTATCTCATCGACATATATCTAAAACGTATCGCCAAAAATAGATTATGCCGACATATTATATTGGAGGGTCTCACTCATCTATCTGAGTCAAAGACCGTGTATCATTGGTGATAGATAAAGGCCCTAAGGAGGCACTTATCTATCATAAATGATTAGAAGTGGGGGTACACGGTTTAGGTTTTTCTGTTGTGTCTGTTTTAGGTTATTGGGTGATTGGGGGATTTAAATAGTCTTCTATGGCCGCTTTGATTGCGTCTTCGGCCAATACAGAACAATGTATTTTTACTGGGGGCAAAGATAACTCACTTACAATGTCACTGTTCTTTATCTTTGCTGCCTCTTTAATAGTCTTTCCCTTTACCCACTCGGTCAAAAGAGAACTAGAAGCAATAGCCGACCCACATCCGTATGTTTTGAACTTAGCGTCCTCAATAATGCCATCAGGGCCCACTTTTATCTGGAGGCGCATTACGTCCCCACAAGCTGGAGCACCTACCATCCCCGTGCCCACTGAGGGGTCCTGGGTGTCCATCTGCCCCACATTACGGGGGTTCTCATAGTGCTCTAGTACTTGCTCACTGTAGGCCATATAGTATCCCTTAGTGGATTAAAGTGGCCCTACTGGACACCAGAGTAGCGGTTGGTACTCAGTCTAGGTAATGCCCCGAGTTACAGCCTATGCAATATACTATTTGTTCTTACAGCTGTCCACCGGACCCAACTCCAGACCCACCCAAAGGCGTTGGGGGTCAGTTGTTGAAGTAACACTCGGAAGTGCTTGTCGCCTCTGGCCCTCCACGGGTCATGGGCAATACGCCCATCGTTGGTCAACCAGCAGATGACATCGTGGAACGCTGAGGCCGTAATCATGGCCTTTGTGTTGATAGCAAAAGT